GAGCAGCTCCGGCTTCAGGATCGACCAGGCGCGATCGATATTCTGCATCGACATGTAGACGAGGCCGGGATGAAGCTCATGAAACGCGGCCATATTGCCGTTGCCGATGACGATACCGACCCCACCAATCGGGTCATCGCAGGCGAAGGACACAAAATCGCCCATCATCGCGGCCGCCGGTGCGATCGGCATGAAGCCGATCTGATCGAGCAGGTCCGGCAATGTCCCGACACCGAGCGAGGCAAGATATTTCTTCGCCCCCAGCGCGGACCTGTAGGTTCCGGTTTTTGGCACCGTCCAGCCGAATTTTCGCGCGTGGAAGGCCGCGATCTTGCCGCAATCGCACCCGCCCCATGCGAACGCCCGCGCGCCATATTTGGCGAGGGTCAGCTTGGTTGCCTGCTGGCGCTTCTCGATCGGCGTCATCAGGACCACCGCGATACATTGGATAGGGCGGAAGAACGTATATTCGCCATGCGTTGGGCCAGCGTCAGGCTGGTACTGGTCGGCGGTTTCCCGCCCCAATAGAGGTTTTTGTCGATGCCGGTCATGAACGCGAACCCGCGCTCGCCCGGCCAGATCGATTGATGCCAGCCGTCCTGCGCCCGCACGCCGTCCTCGACTTCAAACAGCCGCTCGAACACGCTGATGACAGTAAAAGTGACTGTCCGCTCGCCCTGGCTGATGGACAAGGTGGGGACATCGATTTCGCCGAGGAAGATGATCTCCGGCTGACCGATGACCAGACCGCTTACCGGGTCGAGCGCGCCAACCATCACGCGCACTTCGCGGCCCTGCATCGCTGGCCCCGCCAGGTCGGCCGAGCCAGATGCTTGTGGGACATTCAGCGTCAGGCTGATCTCCGGCGCTTCTTCGCCCTCGCCTTCCTCGATCGCATCGATGCTGTCGATCGTCCCGTAAATGTCATGCGATCCGCTGTAGCTTTCGCCATCGATCACCACCGTCGCCGCGCCATCGAGGAGGCACAGCGGCCCGGTCATCGATCCGATTCCGGCAAGGTCGATCCGCACCGCGCCGAACAGGGTGATGGCCGGCTGCGCCAGCGCGGCCTGTAAGATTGGGTCCAAGATAATCCCCAAAAGAAAAAGGGCCGCCGGTGAAGGCAGCCCTGTCGTTTCAATGATGGTGGAATTCAGAGAATTATGCCGCCTCAACCATCGTGAAGCTGATGTTCGTCCGGCGGGCGATCGCCATCTCCCAGTTCAGTTCTTCGCCCGACTGGACCAGCCCTTCGATCATCGGCAACTCAATTTCCAGCACGTCACCGGCAGTGAGAGGAACCCGCAACATCGGAAAGATCGTTGCCGATGCGATCGCGCCGGCGGCGTTCGCCAGAGCATCGGCCGTGAACATGTGAACATATCGCCGCCCGCCGTGAATGATGCTGAAAAACCAGCCCTCTTTCAGCAGCTTTCCGGCGGGCAGGCCCGATATCGGAATGATGGAGCCGCCGGACACTGCGGCGCTGATCTGCGGAGCCCCGCAATCGCCCTTGTCGACCTCCTCCCCCTCCCACCGCATCAACAGGCTGCTTTCCCCGGCCTGTACCAGCCGCGAGACAAACAGCCGCCCCTCCTCGGCCGATCGCATCGGCGGAAAGACGACGCGCTGGCCCCAGCGTGTTCCGAGCCGATTGATAAGCTGTTCCGGGCCGCCGAGAAATGGGCTCAGCACCCCGCCGAAACGGCGCAAATAGGGTGTGGATGGCGCCATGCAGCGCGGGCTTGTGGGTAAGCTGATCGCCATTTTACCGTCCCGGTATCCTGTTGCGTCGCGATCGGGCCGCCCGGCGCGTCGCGAGATCCGCACCGGTCAGCGCGGCCGATGTCGCCATGGGCGCGGCGACCTCGGCGGAGGTGCTGCGCATTTTCACATCCAGATAATCATTGGTTTCGACCTGGACATAGACGACGGCTTGCCGCTGCTGAGCGTCGCGCGCGTCTCTCATCAATCCGGAAAGGCTCGGCCGCGGGATGCGCCCGACCGCCCCGCCATCCGCCATGGCCGGCAGGCGCCCATAATTGATCGCATCGAGAAAGGGCAGCCAGCCCTTCGTCGCGGCGGCATTGACGACATATTCACCGGGCGAAAGCAGGCGCAGCAGATTGTCGGTACGGGGACCGCCCGGCCCGATAACGCGGCCGCCATCCGCCATCGCGATCAACCCGCCATCCCGATGGCCCCGCACACTGGTATTCAGGCTCGCCTGAATGCCAGACCCGAATGCGCCCATCGATCCGAGCTGCGTCATCAGGTTGATGACGGACGAAAGGATATCGAGCAGGCCGCCATTTGAAATATCATTAGCGAGCTGGTTCAGCGAATTGTTGACGCTCTGGGCCGCATCTTTCCAGCTTTCGGCGATCCGGACGGTATGGGTCTGGGTATCCGTCCCGATCGTCTCCATCGCCTTTTTATAGGCTTTACTGGTCGTCGGGTCGGAAAGCAGCTTCTCGCTATATTCGCGGGCGAGCTTGTCCGCGGCCTTGGGCGCATCATTCGCCATGCGGACGAAGGGATCATCGGCGCTCCCCGGCTCCCACCCCAGAACCGCCTTGAAATCGGCCTTCGCCGCCGCCTGCATCTGTTCGACATATTCGCGGCCTGCCTTGATCTTGTACAGCAGGGCATCGCCGACACTGATATTGCCGAGCTTCTGAAACTGGTCGATCCGGGCCAGCGCCTGGGCAAGATCATCCGCAGCCCGTGCCGCCGGGTCATATTTGTTGACGAGGCCCTCCAGTTCGCGCTGGATCTCCTTCAGCGCGGCGGCATGTTCCCGCGCGGCCTTGGTGGACGCCTTCCGGGCCTCGCTCTCGGTCTTTTTCTGCGCCGCTGCAGATTTCTGGATGGCGTCGAGTTCGGCATCGCGCGCGCGCGTTACCTTTCCAACTTCGGCCGCATATTGGCGGTCGGAGATTTTACCGGTGTCCAGGCTCGCATTGAGACGGGCCAGCGCCTGATCGTAACGCCAGGTTGCCGCCGCCGATTTGTCGAGCGCAGCCGCGATTCCGCGCTGGACGAGCGGCACCTTGGTTCGGCGCACTGTATCTTCGCGCTTCTCCAGTTCGCTGGTCTGTTCAGCGATGAGCGCATTGAGCTTTTCAATGTCGCCGGCCACCCGGCCCGCACCGATCGCCTGCAGATCGCTCCCCGTCGTGCCGGGACCACGCGATGATGCAAGACGGCTTTGCAGGTCGGCCTGCGCCAGCTTCAGCTTCTCGATCGTCAGTTCGCGGGTTTCTCGTGCCTGATCCCGGAAGCTCTGCGCCAGCGCATAGGAACGTGCTTCGGCCTGAAATGACGTCTCGATATTGCGCTTTGCCGCGTCATCGAGCGACTTTATCGCGTTCTCCAGCTCCTTTGCGGAGTTGGTCTGTTCCTTTTGGGCGTCGGAGCCGTCCAGATAGGCCGCGCTGACCATCGCCAGAACGATCAGCGCGCTGTTCATGACCGTGCCCCACGGCCCCGCCATGAACCCGATGAAACCCTTCGTCTCATTGGTCATCAACGAAACGGCCTGCACCATCTGGCTGCTCTGCTGCGCGAAAACGACTGCGGCCGATTGCAGGGAGAGCGGCAAGGTCGAAAGGCTCGTCGTCACGTCGCCGATCTGATAGCCCATCTGCTGCATGCCCGCGCGCATCTGGCCTGCGGAAACCGTTGCCCGCCGCTGTGCCGGCACAAGCTGATTATGGGCGCCCGTTGCCGCGCGCAGCTCCATATCGACCCGCTGCAACCATCCGGCCTGCCGCTCAAGATTGGTGGCATTGGCCTCTGCATTGGCGGCCGCCAGATTGGCGGCGCGCAGATAGGCCTGCGTTTCGGTCGTCAACTGGCCTTCGGCTGACGCAGCCCGCAACGCCGCATCGGCTATTTCCCGCGTGGCATTGGCCTGCGCCCGCGCCGCCGCCGCCGCCGCCTGCGCGCCACCGGAATTGACGCTTGCTCCTCCCCCACTCCCGGCATTCGCCGCGGCCTGCTCAATTTCATTGAGGCTGGCGCGGAAATTGGAGCGGACGCGGGCGGCGATGTTGGAAAGGCTGTCCTCTCCGAACTTCGAAAACCGCTGATCGAGACGGTTGAGGGTGGAATCGACCTTTTTGTCGAAATCCTCGATAATCCCGTCGCCCTGCGTCGCGGCAGCACGCAGGGATTCCAGCCGCGCCTCAAACTCGATGTAGAGTTTCTGCGCCGTCTCGGCCATCGTCAGCTATCGCTCTTCGTGCAATGGATGCTCCGCCAGGCGGATGCGGCATCCCAATATTCATGCATTGTCGCTGCCCAGAACTGATCCGGAGACCAGCCCAGGGCGGCGCAGGCGAACCCCATCAGGCGGCGGCGGGCGGGGCGTCCGTCGTCGGTGTCGTCGTCTTCGTCGCCGCCTTCAGTTCCCCCGACGCGGTAACCCCACCGGAAACCGCAAGCGCGAGCAGCCCGGCCATGACGACAAGCGCGTCCTGAAATCCGCTTTCCAGGATCATCTCCGCGATTTTGTCGCGCTGCGATCCGGACAGGCTGACGCTGTTGGTTGCTCGACCCTGGGCACGAATGCATTCGCACGCGATCGTCGCGGTTTCCGACAAGCTGATCTTGCCGGCCAGTGCCAGCCCGGCCAGCTCCATCAGTCCCTTGCCCGTGCCGGCCTCAAATGCTTCGATCGCTTCGAAACTGGGGCGCAACGTATAGTCACGCCCGCCGAGTGTCAGAGAGAGTTCACCCCGGTTCGGATTGGCCTGCCGGCTTGTATTTTTCGCCATGGTCAGTCCTTATGCCAGCTTGTCGACGATCGGCGCGGCGGCCAGCGTCAACTGGAAGTCGCAGGTCACCACGCCATTCAACGGGTAATCAGTGTCGAACTGCGTCATGTTCATGATGGCATGCCAGACAATATCGCTTTCACCACCGGCCGCCCCGCCCTTGCGGATCTGCACTTCGATCGGCTCGCTGGTCAGGCTCTTGCTCGCATCTTCCAGGGTTTCAAAACCCGTATCCGGCAGGTCCGAGAAGATCTGCAGGGTGAGCGTGACCTTCTTGGTGCCTCCGCCCGATGTCCCATAGGGATAATCATCCTTCGATGACGTATCGACCTCGCTACCCTGCCGGGAAACCTTGGTGGAAGTCTGCCCTTTGATATGGACAAATTCCGGGGTTTCGCCGGTCGTCTTGATCCAGAATCGATAATCATTGCCAAATTTCTTGGCCATCGTTTCCTCCAACAAAAAAAGGCCCGCAAAAGCGAGCCTGTCATTCCTCAAATTTCGGGAGCAGCTATTCGGTCAGGGCAATCACACCAAAGGTCACGATCCCATTATAGCCCTTGGCCCCCTCGTCGAGCGCAATGGTGCTCGATCGCGCCGCCAACCTGATCGAAAAGCCGCCAGCGGATAGAATCTTGTTGTCCAGGATCGACCGGACCTGCCCGGCCAGCGCCGAACAGCTCTGCCGCTCTTCGCCTTCAGTCATGACAATGATCGATAAATCTCCGCGAATATCCGGATCGCCGGGGCAGATCGGTTCGACATTATCGATATCGCCCAGCACGACATGCGGATAGTCGGCCGCATTGGGTGCGGGCACATGCTGATGCACGGTCGCCGCCACCGCGCCATCCAGCGCCACGAAAACCGCCTGATCGATCGCTTCCTCCGCGGTCATCTACCCATCCCCAACCGCCGCGCGATCTTATCCCCCACCGTGGCCAGATTGCGCAAAATGCGAGACTGCAACGTCTTGTAGCTGCCGGTGATAAAACGCGTCCCCTCCATATGGCGGACCCGCATCGTATAGCTCCGGACCCGCGCACCGATGCGCCGGCGCACCCGAACCACCTGCTGCTTTCGCCCCAGATCCTGAATACGTCCATAAAAGGGCGCATCCTTGTCGATAAAGCCGGCGCGCAGGATCAGCCCCTTGGAATAGAGCCGATATTTGATCGCCCGTTCCATCCGCCCCGTCCGACGCCTTGCCTTCGCGCGCATGGCGGAAACGACATCAAACCCGCCACTTTCGAGCACATCGCCGATTTCGGCCTTGGCGGCATCCGGAAGGGCGCGCATGGCCTTTCGCAGCTCCGCCACGCCTTCCATGCGGCGGCGACGGCGCGCCATTATGTTTTCACCCCGCCTTCAGCCGTCATCACAAGCCAGCGCCGCGCACCATCCGGATCTTCCGCCGTGATGATATTCAACGCCTTGCCCCTGAACATCAGCCGATTGTCGGCGGTCACATCATCCCGGTGACGGATCGTGATCTTCCAGACCTGTCGCTGCTCCAGCAAGGCCTGATCCAGCGCCTCCGACCCGCGCAGGGGAATCATCTCTGCCCAGACCGGGATGACATCATTCCAGCTCTTGCTGTTGCCACCCTTGCCGTTGTCCACCCGCACCGGTGCCTGGATGGTGACGCGACGGTTCAAGTGTCCCGTCCGAATCATCGTAGCCACTAAACGCGCCGAAACCGATAATGGTCGATAAGAAAATCGATGCTGTCAGGCTGGCATGAATAGTCCCGCGTCGTGAACCAGTGGTCGATAAGTAAACGAGTAGCCTGTTTGATATCGTCGGGGACTGCATCGTTCACATACCCAACAGTTGCAGTCACCTCAACGGCACCAGGTACCAGAGCGCATTTCGGCCAGACCTCGCCTATTGGCGGGAAGAGCCAGGACCACCCGTCTCGCTCGACGGCCCTGGCGCCCGTGAATGACAGGGGAGTACCGTTCAAGTCATAATAGGCCACGGTTACACTGGCGGTATCGACCGGATTGCGGGGCAACCTCATTTCGGCAGAAAATCCATCGAACAGGAACGTGCGCGTTTGCTCGGCGGCTACTACGCCATAAACATTCTCGATGTGACGTGCGGCTGTGTCGATGAGCTGCTGGATAACCGCATCCTCGAAATCATCATCGACACGCAGCCACGCTTTCGCGTCCGCCAGTGAAATCGGTCCAGCCATATGGCTATCCCCTTATGCAATAAGGGGCCGGACTGCCCGACCCCAAACAATCTATCGATCAGGCCTGATTGACCTGCGGGTTGTCCTGTCCCCAACCCTTCAGCACCACGGCCCCAAGGGCGGTCCCAGTGCCATGGGCGCCACTGAAATCGGCCAGCAGCTTGAGATAGCGCTTTCCACCCTTATAGCCGAAGCGGTAGGCGGCGGCCGTAGGGTGAGCGGCAGTCAGGGCCTTGATGATACCGCCCTCGCCCACAGCATCAACGCCCAGCAGATCGCCGATATCGACTGCGGTATAGCTGACGTCATCGTCAGAATGGGTGAGCTTGAACTCGATCTTGTTCGCGTTGGTGAACACGATGCCACCCGCACCGATCAGCAGCACGAGCTCGGCAGCGTCATAGCCGAGGAGGTCGATCGCTGCAGGAACGTTGTCGGCGTTGAACACAGCCGCCTCAATGGCCAGCGCCGCGAGCAGCGCCGAATGAATATCCTTCATGATGGATTGTCTCCGGAGAAAAGAGGAAGATCAGGGCCGCCCGAAGACAGCCCCGGCGTCCGTCAGGCGGCGACCTTCAACAGTTTGATCGCCTCGAAGTTGGTGATCCCGCCGCCGACTCGTTTGGTCGCATAGAACTGCACGAACGGCTTGTTTGTGTAGGGATCACGCAGAATACGGACACCGACACGATCGGCGATCGTGTAGGCACGCTTCCAGTCGGCGACAGCGACGGGAAACTTGTTCGCCGTCATGGCGTCCATATAGTCATCGGTATAAACGGCCTTACCGAGCATGGTGCCGACCTTCGAAGTCTCGGTCGGTGCCGCCCAGAGATAATTGCCTTCACCATCCTTCCACTTGCGGATTTCCGCCATGACCACATCGGATGTCAGGAACACCGCATTGTTGCGATAGCCCTGCTTCAGCGCGAACAGCAGGTCGATAATGGAATCGGCGGGCGGGTTGCCGAAGGCTGCGGCCGCGCCAGTCTTCACGAAACCGATCTTGCCCCAAGCATAGGCGTCATTGGCAACGGTATCATAGGCGAGGATTCCCCGCGGCTTATCCTTCCCATTGCCCCGAATGAACGCTTCGCCCTCAGCCTGGCTGAACTCGATCGAAATCTCATCCGCCAGCCAGGCCGCGACGTCGAAACGTGCATCGTCGAGAAGAGTCTGGGTTGCCGCCGGATTGGCGTAGAGTTCGCCGGAGGGCAGCGAGAGTTCGCGCAGCACCGGGGTGCGGGTTTCCCCGCGTGCGTCCTCTTCGCCGACCCAGCCGGAATTGGCGCCGCCCATATTGACGAGCTTCTTATAGGTACTCCCGCCGATCTGTACGACACGTGCCAACTCGCGCATGACGGACATGGTGCCGAGAACCCGATCGATACCCTGTTCCCAATCGACCGGGACGACATAGCCACCGTCGGGGTCCGACTGCGTGGTGAGCGAAGCGTTGACCGAAAGCTGGCCAAGATCCGCATCGACATCGCCGCGGCGGAACCAAGTCGCAAAGGCGGTGCGATGATCGCGCTCAGCCGCGCTGAGGCTGTCTCCGGCGCCCCCGCCCAGCTGCGCAGCGGTCAACGCGGCGGACAAGCGGTCGATCTCCGCATTGATCGGCTCGATCAGCGCATTGGCTTCCTCCTGCGTAAGGCGACCTGCAATGGCCTCCTCATGCTTGGCGCGCATCGCGTCGACATTGGCGTTGATCTGTGCGATCATCGCCACCGGATCGGTGGGCTCGGCACGCGGCGCGGCGAAAACTGCGCGCGGCATGGACATGGCAATGGTCGCTCCCAACCCCAATAGGGCGGTGCGGTTGAAATTCTTCATCTGGTTTCTCCTGTGTCAGGAAAGATTGGCAAGAAGGCCCGCAAGAGCCTGGTTCAGCTTGCGGTCGTCAGCGCCTGGCGTGATGACCTGGTCAGCGGCAGCGCCTGGCGTGCCTTTGAGATTTTTGATTTTCGCGCGGGCCTGCGTCCGCGTAAGACCGGATGCAACGAGCGCCAGTTCCATCGCCCGCAACTCGTTCACGCTCTGGTCGGCAGCTTTCGCGTCCTCATCGGTCGTGATCTGGTCAGCGGGCAGCAACGCATCTGCAAATCCGCGCTCAACCGCCATACTGCCGGACATATAGGTCTCGGTATCCATCCATTTGACGATCTGCGCGCTATCCGCACCGGATTTTGCGGCATAGACCTCTGCCATGGCGACATCGAATGGCTCCAGCCATGCCGCTGTTTCGGCCAGATCGTGCCGATTCCCCGCCGCCCAGACCCAGCAATTATGAATCATCAGGAAGCTGGCGGCACCAATCTCGATGGTATCTCCGGCCATCGCGATGATCGACGCGGCCGACGCCGCCATGCCCATAACCTTCACGGTGATATTCTGGGGGTGCTCGCGCAACACGTTATAGATGGCAATACCCTCGAACATATCGCCGCCATAGCTGTTGATCTGGACCTCAACGTCGCGATCGCCGATCGCTCGGAGCTGCGAGGAAACCTTCTTAGCCGTGATGCCGCCGCCCGACCAGAAATCCTCGCCGATGCTGTCGAACATGGTGATGACGTTATCGCCCTTCGACACCGCCCTCACCCCTGCCGCCGCGTCTCCATAACGATCAAGCACATTGGGCGGGGTGAACGCCTGCAGTTTTCTGTCGCCGGGCAAAGGCAGCGCGCCAGGGCGCGCGCTCGCGAACACGCGCGGCGCGTCAATCTTCCTCATCATCGTCCTTTCGGGATTTTGCATCCGCATTTCCGGCGGTATTTGGCGGCGGATAGTAGATGTCGCCGTCCGGTCGAGGATTTTCATCCTCCATCTCCAGCACCTTATTGGGACTGTAGACGCCCCATTGCAGCGCCTTGACGTAGGCGTCCCACCGGGTTTTCAGGTCACCACGGACAAGCGCCGACCGATTGAAGCGCGCATAGACCTTCGGATCGGAAATCATTGCGCTGATTTCTTCCTCCCACATGACCAGATGGTCATCGAGAGTATAGGCAACGAAGCCGATAGATTTATGTTCGAGGCCGGTCCCCCAATTGCTGTCGCTACCGCTATTGTCGCCGATCATCGACGGCGGGACGCCGAAGAACATACATATTTCCGATCGGGACAGCTTCTGTGCCTCGATCCATTGCAGATCGGTCGGGCTGAGGGAGATCGTCTCCCATTTCAGCCCCTCCTCCAATAGTAGGACGCCGCCGTCACGCTTTCCGCCCTGTCGGAACTCCTCCAGCGACCGCTGAAGATTATTATAGGCGGGATCGCTGAGCTTCTTTCCATCCGGCATCGACACCGCGCCGGACGGTCGCGCACCGTTGCGGAAGGTGCTGGCGACCTGTCGGTCGCGGGCGCGCGCCTGACCGATCGTCTCGCGGGCATAGGTCAGCGGCGTGACGCCGGTATAACCGTTGAGGGTGAGGCCATAGACATGGAACATCTCGTCCTGACTCACGGTAATCATCGTGCCGTTACGGCGAAGGACGTCATATTCCAGCGTGAGGTCATCGAGCTGGCGCACACTCACTCTATCTGGATGTAACGGAATCAGTTCACGGACTTCGCCCCTCGATATGGACTTCATCGCGAATGCGTTGCCGCGCAGCAGCACCTGCGCTTGCATCATCCGCTTGAACTGCGCCGGGCGCTGCCAGCGGTTCGGCCGTCGGCGCAACAGGATAGAAACCGCGTGGTCGGTCGCATCCTCACGCGTGCGGTCATCAACCCGCCGCTTGATGTCGAGCGGTAAGGTCGCGACCTTACCCGCAATGAGGCGGACGCATCCGAACACCGCACCAATCCGTAATGCAGTGTCCGGGGTGACCCCTTCGCCACCGAAAGACGGCTCACCGCGAAGCGCCGCCTCCAGTTCGGCGGGCGTCGACACCAACATGCCGGCATCCTGCCCGATCGAGGATGCGCGCGGAGCTGTCCCCTCCGGCTCGCGACCGATAAGGCGGTTCCATAAACTCATGCAGCTTCCTTAAAGCACTCGGGCACCGCGGCATTCATATACAGAAGGTCCATTGTCCTCCTCGCCCATATGGACGCCAAGCGCGCTCATCAGCGCGACGGGGTTGTCGATCTTCAGGTGGGGCTGTCCATCCGGCTTGTTCGGATAGACATTATCCTTTTTGTCGGGGGCACCGACGACGTTCGATATTTCCCATTCCATCACGGGGTCGCCCCCGTGGATTATCCCGCGCGAGCGCGTGAGCTTGTCGAGCTCTTTCATCGGCTCGCTGAAGTTCAGCACCGTCGGCCGATACTCGATGACCGGAAGGCCCTTTTTCGCGAGCCGGGTCGAAAGCTGCGTTGCCTGAAACGGGTCATAGGGAACCGCCTCAATCTGTAAAATCTCGCTAATCTCGACGATCAGTGCTTCGATTTCATCATAATCGACGACATTTCCGGTCGTGACCTCCAGCAGCTCCTGGGCGTCCCACCCCTGATAGTGGGGCACCTCCGCGACCGTATCCTCCGGCAGAAAATAGAAACCGATCCGTATAAACGGATCTTCGGTCGTTGCCTGCTCGCCGATCGGCAGCACCAGCACTTCGACTGCGGCAATGTCGATCTTGGATGCGAGATCCAGCCCCACAATCGCCCGGCGGCCACGCAGCCATTCCAGCTTCAGCGCATCCCGCGGCTTGACGGGTATCTCCGGGTCGCTGCACCGGCGCCATTTCTCCACGTCGAAATAGGCGGCCTTCGCCGAAACCCACAGATTAAGGTGCTTTGTCTTGAAAACACCGGCCTTGCGCGGGGTGGCAATGGCATCGCGCTGGCGGGACTTGAGGAATTCCAGCGATACCGAAACATCATAGTTCGGGTTCGCTTTTTTCAGCGCAGTTTCAGATTTCCAATCATCACCCTCGTCGATCGTATATTCGACAAAGAACGTCTCTTGGTTGAGCGGCGGGCCGCCATTATGGCCGATCCCGGCAAGGTTCTTCCGCTCGTCAACTCGCAACTGGTAGCACGGCCCGGCGAGGTTATCGCCTGCGGTCGTGATAAGCACCTGCAAGGGCTGATCGCGGGCACCCATGCCCGTGACCATCGTATCGACCTGACCGTCATCGGCATGTTCATGATATTCATCGTGGATCGAGCAACTGGGGCTTTGCCCATCGCCCGGATCTCCGACGATCGTCTCGAACTTCGATCCGTCTGCAATCTTCGTGATCGCCCGGGCAGGAACCTCCAGGCCGAAATGCTTCTTCAGCGCCGGCGTTCGCTCGACCATCAGGCGGGCAGGCCTGAAAACCTCCCATGCCTGTTTTTCGTTGGTCGCACCCGAATAGACTTCGGCGCCGAATTCGCCATCGGCGCACAGCATGAACAGGCCGATACCCGCCGCTATGGCTGATTTGCCGTTCTTGCGGGGAACGATCAGAAACAGCCGGCGAAATCGACGCAGCCCTTTGCGTTCGCCAGACCGGTGAACCCAGCCGAATGTGACCGCGACAATCCATATTTGCCAGGGCTGTAGGACAAGGCGCTGTTTCGATTGCGCCCATTTACCCTTGGAATGGGGCAGCTTTTCGATGAATTTACAGGGCTTTGAAGCCTTCTCTTCATCGAACACATAGGGGAACGTACTTCCCCGCATTTTGCTGAGCTTCAGCTCATCCAGAAAACGCCGGCACTGCAGGCGGATCTGCAAACCGGCGGGGATCTTTCCGGAACAAACATCCGTTGCATATTTCCGGGCTATGGCCGGATAATTTTGCTCCTCTGCCACATCAGAAATCAGCGAACTCGTTATCGGCCTCGGTCTTGTGCCCGCTGGCCAGCTTCAGGGCGGCCGACGGGTTAAGCATCAGCTCCCCCAGCAATGATTGCGCATGACGCAGAGCCTCCGATAACATGGCGACTTCAGGCCGGGCGCGCACCATGCGGAAAACGACATCCTGACCATCGACTTTCCGCACCGTCTCACTGGTGAATGTGTCGCCGGTCATTTCCAGCACCGCCTGAAAGCGAGCAATCTGTGAAAGGCGCAACGCCAGCAGGCCGACATGCTCGGCGTAATGCGGGCTCGCGCGCTTCTGCTCTTCAAGGATACTCGCAATCTGCGCGAAATAATTGCGCTCGATCTCGGACAGATGAAGCGGCGCGATCATCGATCCAAGGGGAACGTCCTCGTTCACCTTGGCATCCCGATCGGCGCGATAGGTGCCCTGCGCTTCCTTGACCTCGGGCGCTTTGCGCTTCCGTCCGGCGCCAGGTCGCGACCCACCTCTAGCCACCCGAAAGCCCCAACTTTTTACCCTTTGATTTTGACCGCACAAAAATTTGTCTGACAGAGCGGTCCACCAAGGGGTAGGCGAGACTTTTCACCCCTCCCCCTCCCCCGTCAGCCCTGATCGACCGTCTGCCGACGCCGCGCGCGGGCCGACTCCTTGGCCGTCTTGGCCTTGCTGTGCGAGGCACAGAGGCCTTGATAGTTGCTGCGGTCATCGCTCCCGCCCTCGGCCTTGGGCCTGATGTGATCGGCGATGACGGTTCGGCGAGGCGGCGCCACGCCGGTCCTGATGCATTCGGCACAGTAAGGCTCTTCGATCAGCACCGTCTTACGCATCGCGTCATGCGCGCGCCCATAGCCGCGCTGCTGGCGGCTCTTGCCCTTCGACGTGGCCCAAGGCTCCGCTGGCTTCCATCCACGAGGCCGAAAGCGCGGGGGCTGCGTCGGCATAGCGCCTAGGCCTCTCGGACCGTGTGGGCCTCGATGCTGGCCCGTGCCTGTCCGTTGACCACCTCAACCGTACCGACTGCAAGCGATACAAGCACAAACCCGGGCAGATAGATCGCATCCTCATCGAGCATGTCGAGCCATGCGGTCATGGCCTGGCCCTCAACGATCAGCAGCAGCTCATGCGTACCGCCCACAAAGCTAGGCGAGGACCAAGGGCGCGAGTGCTCAACCACCCAATCGACGGTGCAACCGGCCTGCTCGGCCGACCGCTCCAGCTCACGCTTCAGCCGTTCTCCGGCGCGGACATGGGCGGTCATGCGCTGGCCATGTCGATCGATATCGCCTGCCATGCAGCCTTAGCATCGGGGCGCTGATAGATCCGCAGATAGCGCTTCGATCCGACCACCCGGATACTATCGCGGATGGCCTGCATCGCCTTCTTCCACCGCGCATCTACAATTTCGAGCCGCAGCAGCGAAAACAGATCATTGCGGTTGATCCGCCCCTGACTGTCGACATCAAAGGCGCGATTGATGATTGCGCGGATCTCCGTCCGGCTATCAGCCGACCATTCGCGCAGACATTCGTCGACAATGCCCTTGGCGACCTGCAATTCCGGCCCGAAAACGATATTCTCCGCAACCGCGACCACAACCTTCAGCAGGCCGTCATAGGACGCGAACGTCATATTTCCTTTGGTCCCGCCGCGCCGCGAACCATATTCCTGCTCCAGCAGCGCGACGAAATCGTCAACATCATCGAAGCTGTGCTGGCGAAACCGCGCCACCTGTTCGGAGAGCGGCGCGGCAAAGCCGATGATCTTGCGCACCAGCTCATCCTGCAGCTTGTCGACCGGCTTCACCACGGCATCGGGGATCAGGCCGCCATCCCCATTGGGCCAGTAGATCGCGCCGTCGATCTCACGACGGCCAGATTGGACCGCATCAGTCACGAGACGGCACTCCGGCCAATGCATAAGCATCATGATCGAGCACAGGCTTATGATCGATCTCGTCCAGCACCGCCGCCAGCCACCGCCGGGTCACGGCGACCGGCTCATGGCCCGGCCCGCGCGCCTCACGCCGAATCGCTTCAATATCGAGCTTCATCTCATCTCCGTTCAGAACCATGCCCGTGCGCCTTGGTCATTCGCTTCGAAGGACAGCGGCCGCGCGCCCGGTTGCTGCATCCCGCGAAAACTGGCGACGATGGAGGCGGCAATCGCCTGCGCCCGCTCTTCCAGCTCGGCATGGCGATCGGCGTGATCGCGCGCGGGCAGGCGGGCGTCGCGGATCAACAGGTCGAGCGCATGGCTCGCCTGTTCAAGCTGATCAGCGATCGGGGGGAAAGGATTGGCCAGATGCGGCCTCCATCGACGCAAAAAGCCCGCCATCCCATGGGGGTGACGGGCCGAGGACACAGTTCATGCGGGGTCGTTTTTGCGCGATTCGTGATCGTTTAGGCAGGCTCGTTTTTGTAACGACTGCAAAAATATCGCTTCGATCAGGCGGCCTGGAATCGCAGATCCCCCTTGAAGCCGTGAAATAGTCGCTTCCACATGTCTATTTTAATTGACAGGCACTCGCATTCTGTCTATTAAAATAGACATGCACTACGAAATCGCCACTACCCAGACCTTCGAGAAATGGCTTCGCAAGCTGGCTGACCGCAGGGCGCAGACCATCATTGCCGAACATATCGCACGGGTTCGCAGCGGCTATTTCGGTGCGGCCAAATCGCTGGGCGGCGGGTTGTCCGAACTGCGCATCGCCTACGGCCCCGGCTATCGCCTCTATTACACGATCGAGGAAGGCCGGATCGTGATCCTGCTCGCGGGCGGCGACAAATCCAGCCAACGCCGCGACATCGCAACCGCCAGAGAAATGTTGTAAAGGAGCCATCATGGTAAAGGTACCCACCACCCCCTTTGACCCGACCGAATATATCCGCACCCCGGAAGAGGCCGCGCTCTATCTCAGCAGCGCGCTGCAAAGCCATGATGCGGGCGTCATCGCCGCCGCCTTGGGCGACATCGCTCGCGCGGCAGGGGCTAGTGATCTGGCACGACAAACCGGCATCAGCCGCGCGAGCCTTTATAGCGCACTGCGCGAAGGCGGTAATCCGACTCTGGAAACCGTTCTCAAGCTGCTCGATGCGATGGGCGTCGAGCTGACTGCGCGGGCGAAGGCGGCATAGATAATCGAACGGATACCCTGATTTGATTGCTATCCTTGCCTCTGCCGCCCTCGCCTGCACCGTCACGGACGGCGACACCTTGCGTTGCGGCAAGGAACGCGTCCGCCTGACGGGTATCGATGCGCCCGAACTGCCCGGCCATTGCCGGAAAGGCCGCCACTGCGCACCGGGCGATGGCCGGGCGAGCAAAGCCAGCCTGATCTGCATCATCAGGGGGCGTCCTGTTACCCTCTACCGCATGGGCCGGGATCATTATGGCCGGACGCTGGCCGTGGCCTATGTCGGCGGTCAGAATATCGCCTGCGCCCAGCTCGCTGCCGGACAGGCCATTTATCGCAGGGATTGGGATAATGGCGGGCGGATCAGGCGCGAATGCCGGTAAGGGCTATTCGCAGGCGATGCCGTCCCTGTCCTGTTCAACGCGGATGGCGTAGCTTGGGTCGAATATGCTGTTTCCTCCATATGCGGGAAACGACAGCTTCCGTTGGAAGCGGTCGTTGCTATCCCATCAAACAACCATCATGAAAGATCGAGACCCTACCTCTAATTGGTAACAATCAGGGGGACGCCTCAGCTTCTGCATAAAGTTCAGTTTCTCCAGCATACTAAATGCGGTAACACATGGAATATGCCTAGCTTTGCACACAAGAAAATCATCGAAAAAATTCAGAAGATTGACGAGATTCCGTCAGATGATGCGCAATACCGGGAATGGGTCGGAGCTGGTCAGCATACGGAGTTCCTCAAGCAAAATGCCAAAGCGGACGAGGCAGTCATTTACGGGTCCGGCCCCTACACGTTCATTCATTCAATCGTGGTGCCGGATGAAGCGTTAGAGGCCGCATCGCAGGATGACCTGCTGCGATGGAACTGCAATCCGTATATCAGCATCGCCAGCTATGTCTCCGGCGGTGGCCGCAGGGGGATGTGGATCGAGCGGGATGACCATCACCGGGGCTCAAAGGCGCTTGATCAGGGGCGCGATCTCATTTTCGCACGCACGTTTGAGGGGTGGAGCGGCGACGGGCGCGACTACATCGAGGTCAATCAAGAGTACACGCATTTGACCGGCATTCACTGGCGGCCCGAGGAAAGTGCCTATTGCCGCTTCGATGATCACGGTGACCTTCGGCACTGTGCATCCGTCACTTTAGGTCGCAATGGCGACGATGTACGGCTCGTATCGTTTACCTGGGAAGAGCTAGAGGAGTACCTGACCATTGCACGCTGCACGCTTGTGCGCATGTTCGACTTCACGTTGCTGAAGCACAGCGAATTCAATGGCTGGCCAGACAACATCGATGATGTGGTCCATGTCGATTCCGCCGATTTCTTCTATCGGCAGCGTCACTGCGGATGCTGTGCCTACACGCGCGGCATCCAGATCATGCGCCCGCGCCGTGGAGCTAGCCAAGTATTCCAGGGGGTGACGGATGGCTGGAGCGGGAAAAAGTCCAAGCAGTACGTCGAGTTCATTGCGCATGATTGGCGCAATGACCGACTTGCCAAGATTTCCACGGACCCGGCAGCAACGACCAATTATTTTCAGGCGGAGGGCAACGATCTGCCGTTCGAGCTATCCCCGGCCTTCTTTCGGGCCGAGGTTCTGTCAAAATACAAAACTGACCGAGAAAAATACACGATCAAAGACCGTGAAGTGAGCTGTCGGACGGCATGGCACCTGCGCGGCTACGACGTGAATGAGGCAGGTCAGGTCCATGCCTATATCTGCTATCTGCGTGCCCTGCCGTACACGGAGCAGCTGCACTGGCTGGCCTTCAACGTCGAGCCACAGGCGGGCATCTCGGAGCGCGCCATCATCAATGACTTCCAAGGTGACTTTGTAACGTTCCGGCACCCGCGCGAGGAAGTTATGTCTATTGTCCGGCGATGGAGAGACCGCAAGGTTGAATGGTGGAAACTGCGTGATTCCGATTTGATGGATCGGGCCAACATTCCGCTGACTGCGAGCAAGGATGAGTGGGCCGAGGCCATCATGGACCTCACGAAGCTTGTCGTCGAAGGCTTCGAGACAAAGCCCCTGCGTCAGCGCCTTGACCGGTTATCGGTCGAATACACCGACAGTGACCGCACGCTGGCATTGTTGGAAAAGCTACTGAATGTCGGCCGTCACCGGGATGAGCGGATGAAGCTGTCGGGGCTGCGGGAGGCCCAATGGCTGCGGTCGAAGTTGCAAGGCCACGCAAGAGGCACCGAAGCGGCGCAAGCGGCGAAGGACGCCATCGCTAACTTTGGCAGTTTCAAGGACCATTTTTCGGACCTGTGCGCGCGGATCGCTGCGGAACTGCAACCGATCGAGTTCCGATATGAAGCCGAGCTGTGACGGATCTGGTCGCAGACTGACTGAGCGACGTCGCCTTGTGGGGAGCGTCCTAGCTGCATCTTCTGTTAGGAGCAGACGTTCGATGTAGCTGATCTGAACGACCGACTCTGGTCGCAAACTGACACCAGCGCCACGCCGATTGCTAGGGTCAGGACCCTAGTTCAGCCATAATCAGTTCACTGTACCTTCCTCCATGGCATGAGATAAAATCAATCAATCACGCGATCCGCGCATGGGCCTCGCTCAACTCGCTCTTGCCGATCTGCTTGCGCGTCTCCCACATCAGCTCGTTCCAGAGGCGCAGCCCCGCCTCAAGCATCGCTCCGGCCTTCGCAACCGACACATGGAATCGCCGCGCCGCCGCCGTCAGCGCCACATCGTCCACTATGATCGCCAGCGCAATCCCCGCGCCCGGCCCCAGCTCCCGCCGCCAGCGCGAATAAGCCGCTTCGGCCCGCACGGCCCCCAGCGCTTCCCAAAAAGCGTCGCCATGGCGGCTCGTGTCGACTCTCGTCTCAAGGCTCGCTGTCCGAAAGGATACGTCGCGCCCGATCCGCTCGACCACCGCGCGAATTTCCATCGCCCATCCCAGCTCGAAATTGTCGAGGCGGCCGCTCTGGAACAGCCGCGCGATCGCGCCCTGGCGAACCCGGCTGGCCTGATAATGGGTCTCGATCGTCCCGTTCGTCTTGTGGCTCCAGTCCGCGATCATCGCCGCGCGCTGCAACCTCAATCGATTTTCCGCTGCCGCCCGCGCCGGATGGCGTTTCGCCCAGCCATCGGCCAGCAATGGCGGAGTTTTCTGTGTGCGCCGTCGCGGCGCCTGCGTGGCTTTGCCCATGGATCTGTATTCCCTCCCGCATCATGACATGCGCGGGGCGGCACGGGCAAAGCAGTCCCGAATTTGTTACGTTCCGGTTTTTTTCGTCCCCGGATCGACGACATCGAGGAGCGGCAGCGCATCCGGATGATCTATCCCCCGCCGCTCCGGATTGACGGTCCACCCTTCCTCGCGCAACAGGCGCAGCGCCTCGTCGCGCATCTCGACCGGCACCACGCCGCGCGGCTGGCCGGGCCGATGATGGACCCGCCCTTCCCGCGCCAGCTTGCGGATCGCATCCTGCGCCCGCGTCCGGTTGGTCCCGATCGCGGCGGCAATCTCGGAGAGAGACGGGCCGATACCATGCTCGCGGTAAAAAAGGCGGATGAAGGCGAGCACCTGCAACTTCCGGCTCGCCATGGTCGGCGACAGTCGCGGAATGTCCTTTCCCATCTCCATTCGTATCTCCCTGCCGAGGGGAGAACATAAGGGGAAAGGGTTGAAAAATATAGGGTTCAGGCCTGCTTCTTATGCAGGATCAACGGTCTGCGGCGTTAAGCGCGTCCTGCACCGCCTTTTCGGCCTCTGTGATCGAATCGACATCGACCACCTTTTTGGGGTCGCCCCCATGGTAGCAAATCTGGGTAAAGCCACTAAAGCGCCCATCGCCCAGCGTGATCGCCGATACCCCGTCATAATAAAATGGCTTGAAGCCCTCATAGCCGCCCATCAGGTTCTTGCCGTTAAATTCGCCCCGAAGGACATCACGGTTCCGCGGGCATCTCTCTACGTCTCGGAACTGTGCGGAGGATGGATCATAAAGCAGTCCCCTGACCGCTGCTTCCGCAGATCTGGTATCGGGCGCAAACAATCTCTCGCCAAAAAAATAGAGGATTGCCGGCCCACCCACCAAAGCGACGATAAGCGCGACGGTGACAAACCGGCTCACCGCATACCCATCGGGGAGCAATTCCTCGCTTTTGCCGGCGGGTTCCGGAGCAACCTTATGCCCGCATTTCCCGCAGAAATTATCATTTTCATTCAGTCGATTGCCGCATGCAGTGCAGAAAGGCGCTTTGGCCTGTTCAGTCATTCATATCCCCCAGATAGGCCCGTCGATTATCATCCATGGTAGCAGGCAGAGAGCGGCGGTCGAGGCTACCAAGCAAGGCAAGCAAAGCCTTCTGCCCCTCCATATCGAGGCATTAAAATGCATCCAGCAATAGCGATTTTGCTTTATTCCAAACTTCCTGGCTGCTGAAACCCGTTCATCAAACTACCGCCAAGGTCAAAGAGCTGTTTTCGTGCATCTTCGACAGCAAGTTGAGGGTTTGTCTGAAGGGTGGGAATCTGAACGGTGAAGCTGCCGAATCCATATTGGACATCAATCACAACCATCCATCCGATCACATCCTTCACAATTTTTGTTACACCAGCAGAAACTTCCATCAGATTTTGTCCTTCGATCAAATATTTGTGTCAGTAACCATGCAACGCATGATCGGATTTCGTCGGCTTTATGGTTTTCTCAATCATTCATATCACCCCGATAGGTCATTCGATTGTCGTGGACGGTAGCGGGTTGATCGCGGCGGGCGAGACTGGCCAGCAAGGTCAGCAAACCCTTCTGCCCCTCGGCATCGAGGCGCTGGAACGCATCCAGCAACATTGATTCGCTTTCGCTCAACAGTGACCCGCCCCGCCTTCCGGTCAGAACATATGAAATATCGATCCCGGCCTGGCTTAAAAGCACGAGATGCTCAGCTTTCAGGCCAGCACCTCCACGTTCCCAATCACTTAGCTGACTTTGGCGCACACCAATAAGGGCCGCGAAATCGCCCTGTTTGGGCGAAATCCGAACCCTCTCTTCCCGCAGGCGAGAAGAAATAATATCGCTCAAACCGAAAACCTATTGACCATTTTCGGATTTTCCGAAATATTACACCCAGTTTCCACAGTTCAATGAATTGCACATGACCGCCGATTCTCCAACTGCAACCGTTTTGCAGAGCGATAGCGCTCGCGGATTTTCCATGCAGGCTCTGGCCGATGCCAAGGCCCGGCTGGTATCCAACGGTATCACCTATGCCGAATGGGCGGATCAGCAGGGCTTTAGCCGACGGATGGTCTATGAGGTGCTGTCCGGTCGGCGGAAGTGTCGCGCCGGTCAATCGCACCGCATCGCCGTCGCCCTCGGCCTGAAAACGCCGATGCGCCCGCCGCAGTCCTCAATTGCGGGGGAACGTCTGGAGGGAGTGCGCAAATGATTGTCGCATGCCCGCATCCTACCCCCCGATTCCCTGACCGTCGTCCCCAAAGCAAACCGGCTTTTGGGATGCTCGTTTCCGTCGAACGCGACCTGTGCGGAAACGAACCTGTCAGTGCCGCCCTCTTCTCCCATGGAAGGGCGGCACTGGCTTTTCTTCTCGGGCGTCCCGGCCGCCCCGGACCCGCCGCATTCTGGCCGGTGCCACGGTCCTACCGCCAGCTCGTTGCTGCACCATTACTTGCGGGCGGAGCCGGGAAGGTTCGCGCATGACGAAACGCCGCGCGCCTTTGTCGATCGACGGCGCCCTTGCCCGCATTGCCGGGCAGCTCGATCGGGGGTGGTCATCGATGGCGGTCATCACCGGCTATGACGAGCGCACCGTGCGCGGCTGGGGAGATAATGATCGCCCTGAACGCATCAATTTCGATAGCGCGGTCCTGCTCGACATCGCGTTTCAGGAGGCCGGCGGCATCGGCGCCCCGATTTTCGAAGCCTATGGCGATCTGGTGAGGGCGGCGCAGGCCGAACGCTTCGGCGACCGGCAGGAACTGCAACGCTGCACCATGGAATTCATGCGCGAGAATAATGACGCTGAACTCGCGCTGCTCGAAGCATCCCAACCGGATGCCGGATCGTTTGAGGAACAACTCGCGATCAAGGAATTGATTGATGTCCGCAACAAGGCGGATGAGTTGTTGCTGCGCATGGGCCGCAAGCCTCCCTGATCGCGGCGGGCTCCCCCATCCCGCACCGCTTATTCCATCCCCCATTCCCCGCCGACCCGTCGCGCCCACGCTTTCGGGAAGGCCTTTTTGCTGCCCGAAGAAATCGCCCGATGATGACACCCGGCACATATCTGAAGAAACGACGGCAGGCCGCGGGCCTGTCGATCGATGATGTTGCCGAACGCATCGGCACGGCGCCCCACCTCGCGCAGATCGACCGCAAGGCATGGATCGACCGCATCGAACGGGGAATCGATCCGATCAGCGCCGACGTGCTCGCCACGCTGCGGACCGCCTACCCCTTCATTCCCACGATCGCATGGCGGCTTCTCGATCGGCCGCGCTTCTCTCCCGAAGATTTTTCGCCCCCACGCCTCTGCAGGATCTGTGGATGCTCGGAACGCGACCCCTGTTTCCTCCCCGGCCCGGAGCCGCGGCTGTGCTGCGCATGGGCGAAAGAGGATCTCTGCACCTCCTGTATCGGAAAGGAATTTCCCGATGAGAACTGACCCAATTCGGTCTGACCGCATCCATCCGGCGGATTGCCGCTGCACCTTTCACCGCAGGGCCGAGAGGCCTGCCATTTTCACGCCCGCGGAACGCGAAGAGCTGCGTACCGATCTGCGTTTCGCCCTGATCGGCGGCCTCGCCCTCAACGCCGGGCTGGCCGCCCTGCACTACGCCCCGGACGTCATCGCCTTTCTTGAGGTCAAGCCATGAGCGAGGGAAATGTCGCCGGAGATCGGCTGCGCCTGTTCATCGAACGGATCGAGCGTCTGGAGGAAGAGAAAAAGGGCCTCTCCGATGACATCAAGGATGTCTATCTGGAAGCGAAATCAAACGGCTATGACGTGAAGACGATCCGCGCGATCATCCGCCTGCGCCGCCTCGAAAAGCACGTCCGGCAGGAATCCGAGGCCCTGCTCGAAACCTACAAAAATGCACTGGGGATCGAGTGATGGCGCGCGAACCCACCCCCTATGATAATGAGGCGCCCCGCCGCTCCTCCCGATGCACCGCTCCCCGCTGCACCTGCCCCGACTGCACGGCGATCGGCGAGGGCTTTGTCATTCTGACGGCGCTGGTCGGCTGCATCCTCTTCTTCGGCGCGCTCGTGCTCCTGATTTTGGCGTACAGCAAATGAGCGCGGCCATGACCGAACCGACGCACGGACCGATCGATCCGGCCGCTGCCGATGAATTCCCGCCGATGACCGACATCATCCTCATCGATGACGACGGCGATGCATGGGTGCCGAGCCCGTTTTTCTCAGGTGCCCGCCACCCCATACCCATGCGGCGCGGAATAGCCCTGGCCTGGACGCCATTTACCGAAGGCGGCGGCGCCAGCCTCATATTGTGGAGCGGCACCCCCACCGCCCCCGGCGATGAAGCCATCATTACGACCTTGAGCCGGGACGACCTGCAGGGCCTGATCGCGGATCTCCAGTCGATTGACCGGCAGATGGAGGCGATGCTGTGACCTGTCAGTATGTTTCGCTTCTGGGCGAACCGCAATGAGCCGCGACACCATAGAGGTGAAAATCTGCGACCGCTGCGGATTCGGGATCGAAATCCGTTCGTATGGTCAGGATGCAGGGTGGGGCCGCATCTGGGCGTCGGCCCCGCATCCCGACGCGGCCCGGCCCATCCGAACCCTCAGCGCGGAAAATCAGCAAGCGGATATCTGTACCGATTGCGCCGATGAATTCTTCGCCTTTTGGGCGGCCGCACCCAATGAAGCAACGCCACCACCGCCGAAGCGCATCGATCGGGCGTTGCTGGAAGCCCGCATCGGTGAGGCTTTGCGCGAACAAATAAGCGTATCGGTTGGCGCGATCCAGGAGGAGCCAAGTTCCATCCTCGATCCGGAAATTCCGTCAGCCGCGCTGACCGGCATCGATCTGCGCGCAAAGCGTCTGGCGCATCAGCTCGCGAAGGAACTGGGCTGATGCTTGGCGCTATCCATTTGCCCGAAGATGCTCTCTGCGCCTGCCCCGAATGCGTGAGCCTTGACGCCCTCCATCCCAATGAAGGGCATCAGCTTGCCCTGCTGAACGCCCGCCTGCCGGGGGAAAGCCCCTCCTCCCCCGAAGCCCCACAGGCGAAGCGCCCCCGCGCCGATCAAACGCCCCCGATCGGCGCGGGGAACCCATCCCCATCCATCCTCCGGTCCAGGGAGAAAATAGTCAGGAGAAGTTCTGTGTCCTTTACCACGATGACGATCGGCGATCTATGCGTATCGCCTTATAATGTCCGGCAAAATGCGCTGGATGCAAATGCAGTCGAAGGAATGGCGGAATCGCTGCTGGCCCGGGGTCAGCTTTATCCGCTGGTCGTCCACCCGATGCCCGCGAAGCGCGGCGCCAAAAAGAAATGGGGCGCCCTTGCCGGCGGCCGACGCTATCGCGCGTTCAAATTACTGATCGATTCCGGGCGGCTGCCGTCCAATCATCCGATCGAAGTCATCACCCGCGAAATCACCGACGAGGCCGAGCTGGTCGACCTCAGTCTCGCGGAAAATCTCGTGCGGGTCGATCTGCGCCCCTATGAAGTTTATGCGGCCGTCGCCCGCGCCCATGCGCGCGGCCGATCGCTGAAGGACATTGCCGACACCAACGGCCAGACGCTCGAAACCGTCCGACGGTGGGCGCGGCTCGGCAATCTGCATCCGGAGATCTTCGCCGCACTCGAACGCGCGGACATCAGCCAGGATCAGGCCCGCGCCTTCGCCGCGACCGAGGATCAGGATCTTCAGCATACCGTCTGGGTCCAGATCATGAACATTCCCGGATCAGGCTGGAACCGGGATGCCGCCACCATTCGGCGGATGCTCAAAATTGGCGACAGCGACCTCACGATGATGCTGCGGTTCGTCGGAGAGGCGGCTTATACCAAGGCGGGCGGCCGCTATGAGCTGGATCTGTTCGCCGATGACGCGGAAGCACGCGGCCGCGTTGTCGACGAGGGACTGCTGGCGAAACTGGCCGAGGAAAAGCTTGATCGCATTCGCGCGCTGCTCCGCCGCCAGACAGGCCGCGACGATCTGCGCTTCGAACGGGAGGTGCCGCGCGATAAGGAATATGGCGGCATCGCGCGCGACCTCGAAATCAGCGCGGAACCCTGTCCCGCCAGCGATGCAGACGCCGCCCGCCTCGAATTTCTGAAAATGGAGATGCTCGAGCTTGAGGTTCGGGCGGAAACCATTGTCGACAATAGCGCCATCGATGCGGCGGAACGCGACCGGCAAATAGCCGAAATCGATCGCGACTATATCCCGATGGAGAGGGAACTGGCCGCGATCGGCGACCGCATGCGGATCGATCTCCCCAACGGCGATATCTTCGCGACGCTGACAATCGAACCCAATGGCGAAGTGGACACCCGCTTCTGGTGGGCCAGCCGCAAGGAACGGCGCAAGGCGGAAAAAGCCGCGTCGCCTACTGTGGCCGCATCGACCGATAACGCGCCTGTCTCCGCCGGTCCGATCGCGTCGCGACCATCTTCCGGCCCGAGCGTCGGCACCATCCCACCCATGTCGCACGCGATCGACGCCAGCTATGGTTATGGCATCCGTCAACAGGCCGATGTGGCTATCCGCGAAACGCATGGCCTCACTGCCGAAGGCATCATGGCCCTCCGCGCCATCCGACGCGAGGCCCTCCGCGCTGCCCTCGTGCGCGAGGCGGACCTGTATAACGGCCAGTTGGCGCAGGATTATGTGATCTGGACGCTCGCCCGACTGGAACTGCAGGGCGGACATTCGCATGAAGTCGGCGCGCGCCGGCTATCATCAGGATATCGGGACGGCTCGCCCGGGTCAGAGGCTCACGTCCAGCGCACGGTTGCGCATGGGATTTGGGAAAAGGCCATCGCGGAGTTGAAGGCCCATCCCTCGATGACGCTTCCCGATCATCGCGAAGCCTTTGCCGAATTTGCAAACAGCTTTGGCCCTTTCCGCCGCCGCGCCGCTGCGGTCGTCGCGGGCCTCATGCTGGAACGCAGCCTCAATGCGGGTGGCTATCAGGTGCCAGTGCATGATTTCCTCGCCTCATGGTGCGGCATCGATGTTCCGGAGGTCTTCCGTGAAATGGTCGAACCGACAGAGGAATTTGTCGATCTCTTCCCCCGCGCCGCCCGCATCGCCATGGGCCGCAGCGTCGCCCCGGGCTTCGCCTCCGCCGGTTGGGAAAAGCTGAAAGCGGCCGATCTCACCGCCCCCGTCACCCGCGCGCTGAAGGACGCAAAGGACTGGATTCACCCGCTCCTGCGCTTCGGCGACGATCCCACCCCCAAACAGGAAGCCGCCGAATGACCGACAACTGGACTTATAGGAAAATGCCAGAATTTGCCGAGGGCGCTCTGCTGGCGGCCATCGAATATGCACGCCTCGCTTTGGAACGCCTCCACGCAACCATAATGGCGAGAGAAGAGCTTGGACCATCCCGCCATAATGAGGCTTTTTCGGCCTGTACCGAACTGCTGGCACGGTTGAATGCCGAGACGATCCTGCTGTTCCGCAACCATTATCCGAACACCGAATTCGACACGATCTGGACAGCGGTTTTCGCGGACATCCAGATCCGCACTCAGAAGGCGCTGCGCCATGAGCTGCGGATAAGGCTCGGCCTGGATGACGATAAGGCGGCCACGGCTGACGAACGGCGGGCGGGATGACCAGGCGCATCCTGCCCCCGTTCGTCACGGCCCCGACCCACGCCAACGGCGCCAAGGCCTGCCGCGTCATGACAGCCACCGCCGTCCACACGGTGTCCCTTCCCGAAGGACACTTCGCCGCGATCGTCCATGATCGCGACGACGACCCGGAAGGTGTGATCGTCATCCTCGATCGCAGCGAAGCCGAACCGCTTGTCGCTCTCCTGCAAAATGCGATCACCGATGCGGAACGCCTCGACGCCGGACAGGCGACACTCCACGCGGCAAAGACGGGTACGGTCCAATGAGTGGGAAATACGCCACGCAGACTTCTGTCCCGGTGATGCGGACACGGGAGGCAATCGAAGAGCTCGTCAGTAAATACGGCGCAGCGCAATATATGAGCGCATATGACCAGTCGCGGGGCTTTATCGGCTTCACCATGAAGGGTCGGCAGGTGCGGTTCATGGTGCCCCTGCCGGAACCCACGGACAAGGCCTTCACCCATTATCGCGATCGTTATGGGCGTGAGAAAGCCCGCGTGATCGAGAGTGCGAAAAAGGAATGGGAGCAAGCCTGCCGATCGCGCTGGCGCGCCCTGCTCCTCGTCATCAAAGCCAAACTGGAAGCGGTCGAAGTTGGCATCAGTACATTCGACAGCGAATTCATGGCGAATATCGTCATGCCTGATGGATCTTTGATCGGCGACCTCGTTCAACCCCGCATCGCCGATGCCTATTCGACGGGCGAAATGCCCGACCTTCTCCCCGACTATTCTCAAGGAAAACCGAAATGACTGCGATGTCGATTATCTCGACCTGCGACGCTTATTTGCGCCTGCCGGATGTCATCGCAGTTACCGGCATGAGCAAAGCGACGATCTATCGACGCATTAATACGAGCGAGTTTCCGCGTCCCTACGAACTGGGAGCAAACAGCGTCGCCTGGAAACGATCCGATGTTGAGTCGTGGATCGAAAGCCGCCAACGGCGCCGTGCCCCCAGTTGAGTGAAACGGGGGCACTAATGGGGGCACCAAACTTCATATTTTTAATCAGATAGACGAATTTCACAGGGAAATATCATGCAAGTATCATCCTACTCGGGGAGCCACTT